GTTTCCGACGGGCCGATCATGACCGGGACGCCGTGGTTCTGGATCAGAAGCGCGATCTGCTGGTGAAGGTAATTCCGGAACAGGTCGGGGCTGTGGCGTGACGTCAGAGTCGGCAGGGCGGGCCATCAGACTTTGCAACAACTCGTTTCTCGTCGGTTGCTGTGATGGGAGGGGTTCTGTCGCGTGACTCCGGGGTTTCAAAAGCAGGTGGGCGCGGGTGGTGTGAAGGGCGGTTAAACGGGGTTTCATGCCCGCCGCAAAGGCTGTTTACGGCGGGCAATCTCTCACTCTCCTGCCAGTTCGGCCTTCAGCATGCGCCACGCGCGCGCTGCAGCCATCGGGACCACGCCGTTACCGGCTGCAGCGGATCGCTCCACCCAGGAGGCCAGCCCATCATCCAGTCGGTGAAGCGCGGGTTTAAGGTCAGGCCGGTCAGCGAGTGCTTTTCCCCATTCAGCAAAATCACCCGGCATCGGTGGGAAGAGCGGGGGGTCTGCGGCGACCATCCTGCGGCCATCAGCAGATCCCACATCAGCGTCCAGGACATGGCCGCATTCTTGATGGCGATCTGTTTCCCCGTCTGGTTCATATCGTTCCGGAAGGCGATTCCGGTCGGGGACATCACGACACTGGTCCGATTGGCTGACATCGTGGCGGTCGGCGTGGGCCAGAATGAAGAGCCGGTCGCGGATATGCGACCCGCCGACTTCCGCCGCTGATACGACGCACGCTGCAACCCGGTAGCCCATGTCTTGAAGCTCTCCGGCGACGTCGCGGAAACCAAGGGACAGATGCCCGGCGACGTTTTCAAAGAAGCACCATTCGGGCTGGGCTTCACGGACGATCCGGGCAACCTCGGGCCAGAGGTGCCGGGGGTCATCCTCGCCCTTGCGATGGCCCGAGTAGGAGAACGGCTGGCAGGGATAACCGGCAGAGACGAGATGAATGCGGCCACGCCACGCGCGGCCGTCGAAGGATCGCAGATCGTCCCAGACAGGTGCCGCAGCCAGGGACGCGTCTGCCATCCGCGCCACGAGAGTGGCCGCGGCGAAGGGGTTTCGCTCGACATACACCACAGCTCGGTATCCGGGCTCTGCGAGATGCAGGCCAAGATCGAGTCCGCCGATTCCGGCACAAAGGCTGATGCCGCGAAGGTCGTCATGTCGATGGGGGGTGAGAACAGCCACACGAGGGGCCCTTTCCGTCGCGGTCCTGCCGCTCTGGTTTCGGGCTCGCTGGCCTCAGATTGTTGAACGCCCCGCACCTGGGGCACTTTACACAGACGGCCCCGGCAAGGGCAGCCGCCTCCATCCTGAATAGCAGCCGATCACATCCGGAACAACGGACGTCTGTCCGATCATAACCCTTCATTAACCGATTCCGCTCGACTGTAGCCGCGCCCCCTTAAGGGGGCCGGGCGGCCTGTAACCATCTGTGTGGGTCGGCGCGGAGCTTGAAGGTGCCGCGTGGTCAGGCTGCTGGCACAGCCTGACCCCCGCCTAATGGGGGGGGGAAGGGGTCAGTTGCGGCATTCGATCACGATGCTGCCGGGGGTGGGGAAGCGTTTGGTGCCGAAGGGCCAGGTGACGCGGAACCAGCCCTTGAACCAGCCTTCAGCGGCCATGTCGCCGGCCTGCCACAGATAGCGCAGGCAGGGGGTGACGGTGGCGATCTGCACCGTTGCCGGGCGGGTGAACAGCGTCACCCCGGCCTCGGTGGCAAGGGTGAAGGTCACGGTTGCCCCGGTCAGGTCGATGGCCGTGTCATCCAGAAAGAAATCCAGCGCCCAGAGCGTGTCGCCGGGGGCCATGTGGAATATGTCGCTCATGCCTGCCTCATGCCTCAATCAGGGTTGCCACGGCCCGCCCGGTTGCCACGCCGCGCCGCCCGCCGGTGGCCGCAGGCAGCGTGCGCCCCCCGGCCTGGCTGCGCTGCGCGGGTCTTGCCGCCCAGGCGGGCACGCCGATGACGGCGCCGCTGCTGCCCGCCGCCGTCGCCTGCCCGGCTGCGCCGCCCGCCGCCTGCCTGACAGCGGTGCCGCGCCCGTCCACCGCCGCCTGCCCGGCTGCGCCGCCCGCCGCCTGCCTGACAGCGGTGCCGCGCCCGTCCACCGCCGCCCCCCCGGCGGCTGATCCGGCGGCGGCGACGGTGGACCGGCCCTGCGCCGAAGCCGTCGCCTCCCCGGCGGCTGATCCCGCCCCGGCGGCGACAGAGCCGGCCACAGACCCCGCCCCGGCAACCGTGGCCACCCCGGCGGATGATCCGGCTGCGGCGGCGGTGGACCGGCCCTGCGCCGAAGCCGTCGCCGCCCCGGCGGCTGATCCCGCCCCTGCGGCGGTGGACCGGCCCTGCGCCGAAGCTGTGGCAGCCCCTGCGGCTGATCCCGCCCCGGCGGCGACAGAGCCGCCCACCGACCCCGCCCCGGCAACCGTCGCCACCCCGGCGGATGACCCGGCCCCGGCGGCGGTGGACTGGCCTTGGGCAGCGGCCGTCGCCGCCCCGGCGGATGATCCCGCCCCCGCAACGATGCCGCCGCCCGCCTGGGTCTGGTTCAGCAGAAGCAGCAGAGACATGACGCCCTCCTTAGAGGCGGAGGTTACGGCGCGGTGTATCCGTGCGCGTTCAGGCGAACCGTCCCGGCCGCCGACAGGTTCGCGTTCAGTGCGGTCGCGGCTGTCAGGACGATGCCTGTCGGGAACGCCACCGCCACCGGCACATTAACCGGCAAGGGATAGCGGTGCCGCTCGGTCGCGCCGTCCAGGATGATCAGGTCAACCACTGCCGCGCCCGTGTTGATCGCCCACAGGCTGGTCATGTGCCGCTTGAGGCCCGCCGCAGCCGCCGCCTGAATCTGCGTTGCAGTCGTCGTCGTCAACGCAAGGGACGCTCCCCATTCCTGCTCAGGGATGCAGTAAGGCTTTTGGATCAGCGCGCCGACGGTCGTCACCGAAACGTCGGCCACATCGCCGCTTGCGACCGGCGTGTAGTTGGCCGTCATTGCGCGCCCGGCTACCCGCACGGGGTTGCCCGAGATCACCGCGTCATGGGCGGCAGGACCGGCGGCAGAGATAGCACCCGAGGAAACCGTGACCGCAGGCGTGCCCGAGATTGAGACAGCAGCCGTACCGACAACTGCCACCGGCGCGGCGTTCTGACTGCCCTGTGCCCGCTGGCCCTGCACATAGACCGGGATGTTCGCGTATTTCTCGACGCTGGCGAAGCTGATCGTCCAGGTCGTTGTGCTGGCCGGGGCGGTGCTGCCGTTGTAGAACCAGATGAACAGGTAAAGATCGAGGTTGTCGTCAGGCAGGTTCTCGATCCGGCTGCCCCGGGTCGTGACGTTCGGGGTTGTGCTCGTCGCCCGCAGCGTGTCGCTGAAATAGACCGCCCGGCCATCGGACTCGACCTGCATGATCGTGCCGGGCCCCGCGGTGGAGTTGATCGTGATGGTGCTGTCGCCCGCTGCCCACCCGCGCCGCTGCGTATCCACCGCCGCCGCCGTGGCCGTTGTGCCGGAAAAGAGGGCTCGGATGTAGCTGTGCCCGAAGAGTGTCGCCGTGCAGGTGCCAGAAGCTGGCCAGCCGGCAACCGTGAGGTTGAAGCTCGTGCCGGGGATCACCGAGGCAATGGCATAGCGTCCCGGCACACCGGCGGCCCCGACGATCCCGCCCACAAGCAGGAATTGCCCGACGCTCTGCGCGGTGAATGGGTGCTCCGGCCAGTTGACCGTGATCGATGTTGCCGAGTTGATCGTGATCGACGCGCCTTCCAGCAGAAGGTCGGCGAGAAGGAGGGCGAAGTTCTGGTTCGCGATCCTTTGCGAAAGCACCGTCGAAATCCTTGCCCGCAGAGAACCGCGCCAGCTTTGCAGCGAGCGCGCCAGAAACTCGGCATTGGCCGTGGTGCCGGTCGTGATCGCCAGCGCCCCGCCCGCCTGGCTGGCACCTACACCGGTGCCCATGATCTCGGCGGACATTTCCGGTGCGATCAGGCCCGAGCCTACGTCGCTGAAGCTGCAATTCCATATATCCTCCCCGACCTGTCGCACGGGCAGGCCGACGGCGAGGTTGTCAGGAACGCCAGTGTAGCCCATGATCGGCGCGCTCAGGCCATTGCCGCCGCCGTCGAGCTTCACGTACTGGAAGTGTACTCCCCCCACATCATCGGTGGCAACAACCTCGGCGGTTGCGGGCAGGGTTACATTGTCGGTCATGGTTCAGATTTCCTTCGGAGGTCGTGGCGGATTTCAGGGTCGGCCGTGCCGCCGTAAGCGGCGACAAGGCGGGGATAGACATAGGCCGCCAGCGCCGCCGTGGCCCCGGCCAGCCAGACCAGAAAGGCCCCGCTGGCGTCATCCACGCTGATCCAGCGGCCCGACTCCGTCAGCCGCAGCGTGATCGGGGCCAGCACCGCGCCCATCGACACGAAACTGGCATCCAGCAGCGTATCCGCCCCGACCCACTTCTGCCGCACGAGTTCAACGGCGATGACATAGACCGCGATCACCCCGCACGCGACCGGCCAGCCCGGCGGGGCCTTGCCCGTGGCCTGGGACCAGACCGCACCGACCGTCAACACCAGCACCGCCCCCAGCGCCATATGCCCGACCTGGTTGATGAAGGCGTAGTACGGCTGGGCTGCGAACCTGTCCGGGGTGTTCAACTCCTGCCAGAAGGCGCGCCAGACCGACATGCTCAATCCTCGGTGATTACGGTGGCGGTGGTCACTTGCGGGGTCGTGCCCGCCGCGATGGGGATGGCCGGGGTGACCGCCCCCTTGTACAGCACCACGCCCGCGCCCGACGCCGCCACCCCGATGGAGAAATGGGTTGCGGTCGCGGACCCGGCGGTGCAGATTGGAAAGTTGACATTCGCGGCAGGCGACACGCTGTTGCCGGTGATGGTGAACGCCCCGGACGACCGTGCCAGGCCGACGCGGGCATAGCCGGTATAGGCCACCTCGTTGGTGGCTTGCGTGCCCGCCTCGCCGGGGTCCGCCGTGTGCAGGGCAACAAACAACTGCCCGGCTGCGGCCGCGCCGCGCAGGCCGGTGGCATCGCCGATGTTGGCGATGTTGGTGTTCTGAAAGACCAGCGCCAGCAGCGCCGATTCAAAGGCATCCGATTTGGACATGGGTCCGCTCCTGTTTGCGGGGCCGCATCAGGCCGCCCCCTTCTTGCCGTCAAAGCCTGTGATCAGCCCGCTGCCGTCCAGCCGGTGGGTGACCTTGGTGATCTGCCATTCGCCGGCCAGTTCCGCCGGGTGCAGGCCGGGTCCGGCCAGCCGGGCGGTGGCCCCGGCCAGCAGACCCGGCTCGAACCCCGCAAGCCCGGCCGAGATCGACATCGCCGACCGGGCCGCGCCCGAAAGCGTGGCCTGTGCGGCGCGGCGCGCCTCGGCCTCGGTCCGGTGGACATGGCGCAGGGCCCGGCGCGGGGTGCCGCTGCCCACCGTCACCTTGTTGACCGTGCCGGTGCCGGTATCGGACCACAGCGCCTCGACCGCGCCGTAGACCTCGCGCCCGTCAAGGCTCCAGGTCCAGCGCGACAGGCGCGCGGGCGTGATCACCGGCGGGGTCAGCACGTCACCGGCGGCCGTTTTGCCCTCGCCCCGGCGCTGCACGATCAGGGCGCCCCCGGCGGGCTTGGCGGTGGCATCCAGCGTCGCGGCAATGCGGGTGAGAAAGTTCAGGTCCGATTCCGCCGTCTGCGCCAGATAGTCCCAGGCGGCACCGGCCACCGACGCGCCCACCACCGGCTTCAGCCCGGCCTCGCCCGCGATGGTGCGCACGATGTCCGACAGGGTCTTGCCTTCCCAGGCGCGGGTGCGCGGGCTGCGGATGTCCGACTTCAGGTCGGCCGCCGTGGCGGTGATGCGCAGCGATGCCGCCGGGCCTTCGCCGCCCACACCATCCACCGCGAAGACGCCCATGAAGGCCAGCGCCTGCCCCGTGAAGCCCAGTGACACCTCAAGCTTTGCCTCCCTGTCCGGCATGGCAATGCGCCCGTCGCGGTTGTCCAGATCGATCACCACCTGGTCGGCCACCCCGCCGTCATTGTCGGTGACCGTCAGCGACAAAAGCCGGTCGCCCACCGCGCCGGTGGCATCCTGCCCCGCCACCATGATGCGGAAGGCAGGCGTCATGTCCGCACCTGCGCTTTCAGGAAGGCACGGCCTTTGTCGGTGATTTCCCAGCCCCGGTGCAGGCCCAAAGCGGGGCGGACAAGGCCAGCTTCACGCAATTTGCGCAGATGGCGGGGCCACCAGGGAGCAGCCTTTTGTGGGCCAAGACTCGCCAGAGAGAAAAGTATCCACTTGCGGCCAATTTCCAGATTCAGAAAAGTCATGTCCGCCCCCACAGCCGCACCTGGCCGGTCTCCACGGGGGCGGGCAGCACCGGCAGGGTGATCAGCACGCCTGCCGGGTAGACCGGCCCCAGCGCGGCAAGGCCGGGGTTGGCGGCCAGCACGGCCGGCACATAGGACTCGGACCCGAGCGCGGCCCGGCAGACCGCATCCAGCACATCGCCGTCTTTGGTGCGCCAGACGGTCATGCGGCGTCCCTTCCATAGGCTTGCAGGCGGATGCTGAAGTCGATCCTGCGCGGCGCGCCATCGGCCAGAAAGACCGTCTTCGTCTCGGACACGGCGGTGATCGCCCAGCGCTGCCAGACCCAGCCCAGCCCGTCGACCAGCATCATCGGCA